TGCCCATCAGACATGACGGTCAAATTCTGTGGTTTATCGACGAGGTACAGAACTCTATGGCCCAAGTTCAACGGACCTTGGAGCGTTGGAAGACTCGTCGATGATTACCCGCGTGCTCTGGCGTCTGCTCGACGCGCAATGGATCGACACCGACCCGAACGTGAGCGTGATCACGGTCGTCATGCAGGCGAACGGGAAAGAGTACGTAGTCGTCTGCTCGGGCCCGAAGGGTATGAAGTCAGATGAGTTCGTCCCGGCGGTTACCGCCGCGGGCGAGGCGCTGAACAGAGCGAGCGGCGGTAACGTCAGCCTCGCTAGCCCTGAGGCCTACAAGTTCGATACGGGCGACCAGCGTGCAAGTTAATTCCACATGAAAGCGTACACCACAGGGTGCACGTCGGGAGAGCGCCGATGATGAGCTTCTTACGTCACCTCTGTACTGCAGCGTACCGTATATCCGTGGTGCTCTTGCTGCTGTCCATCGCCTCGGAGCTGGCTCAGTCCAGCCAGCTCCTGGCAGCGATCTTCGTGCAGCTTACCCAGGCCCTGCGCGGGGTGACGGCGTGAGGTTCGTAGGGCGGCTCTTTCTCTGCGGGCTGATGGTGTTCGCGCTCGTACGCGCGGCGGCCGCCGGGCCGGCTACCGCGCAGCTCGTCATCAACGGCGCGACCTGCTCGGGCACCATCGTGGCACCGAGCGCGATCCTCTCGGCAGCGCACTGCTTCAGGGAAGAGGTAGACCCCATCCTAGAGATGTTCGGTCTCGCCGCCCCACCTAAGCCGCTCCCGACCGAGATGACGGTGGACGGCTACAAAGTTTATATCGAGACCATCACCTTCGACGAGGCGGACCACGCGCTCGTGAGGGTGATATTCGTTTTCAAGGATTACGCCACCCTCACTCACCAGCTACCAGCGGTCGGGGACAAGGTTCACTACTGGGGGAACGCCTCGAAGCTCAACAACACGTACCGTGAAGGGTACGTCACGAGCTACCTGCACGGTGACATGCTGATGGACGTTAACGGGTTCTTTGGTGACTCAGGCGCCGGGATCTTTGACGAGAGCGGGAAGGTTGTCGGCGTCGTAAGCTACCTGAACTACAGCCGGCACGACGGTCTCGGGTTCAAGCTGATGGGCGCGTACCCTCTTGAGTTCACGCCACTACAGTACAGCATGATGGGGGTCCCTGCCCCATGAAGATTTTTTAGGAGAGCTTAAAAATGCCAATCATGAACAACGGCGGGTCCCCAATACGGCCCAACTACCTGAACACCACCCCCGCTAAGGCAGGGTTCGGTGACCCGACGGGGCCGAGCACCATGCTCACCCCGCAGCAGGGGGCCGTCGCGCAGCGGCTGGACCCGCAGATCAACCGCGCGCCCGCGGTAGCCGGGTTCGGGGACCCGCTCCCTATGGGCCCGCGCACCGCGTGACGTTCCAGCTATTCTGGCGCTGCGCCCACCACCCGGTAGCGCTGACTAATTTTTTCGAGGATCGCGCAAGCTGCGAGCACGGGTGCCACCTCACTGAACTTAAGTGGTGGCACAACGGCACGAACCCAGCGCTACCCCTCCGACCCTTCAAGGGCCCCGTAACTCAACGGGGCGGCTCTTTATAGCACACGAAACAGGAACCATCTGATGTCAATCTTCAATCTCTACGTAATCGTCTCCGCGGTCTCCGCGGTAGCTGGCTCCATCTTCGGTGCCGCCGTGAAGGCCTGGTTCAGCAAGAAGGTCGAGGCACCGGTCGCGGCCGAGATCGCCGCCGCCAAGGTCGTGGTCGCCGACGTCAAGAAGGCTGCCTAAGGAATTTTAGCCGGCCCTCCAGGGCGATCAGTACTGGGGATGAACTAAAGTCCAAGACTATTTTTTTTACGTGACGTTCCACTATGTGGGCCAGCGTACAGAGAAGTTGCTCGGCACCTGCTCCCTGATTGGAGCAGCTGGATGGATCCGGTGGCCCCTAGCTTGGAGCCAGATTTTAAGGGGGCAGGTGCCACCCTCCTACTAACGTTCAAGGAAGAACAGAATGACTTTAAGCACATACGCCGCGGGCGTCCAGAGCCTGACGGGTGTCGCTGGCGACAACCTAATGATCACAGGGTCGGCTACGAGCACGGTCCGGGTCAAGCGGATCTCGATCAGCTCCTCGGCCTCACTCTCTCAGACCATAAACGTGAACGTGATCAAGCGGAGCTCGCTCGACACGGGCGGTACCGCGGTAACGCTGACTGCCGTCCCCTACGATAGCCTTAACGGGGCGTCGGGCGCTACAGTAAAGTACTTCACGGTGGCGCCGACACCGGGGGCCCAGGTCGGGACCCTGATGCGCGCCGCGCAGATTTTTATAAACACAGCCGGCGGGACCCCTGGGATCACAGAGTTTGACTTCGGGGCCGACATCGCGCAGTGCGGGATCCTCCGGGGCGTGAATGAGTGCCTGTGCCTTAACCTGGGGAGCGCCCCGACCAACAGCCCCGACATCGGTATAGATGTCGAGTGGACGGAGACCCCGCCTACGGGCTTCTGATTTTTTAGCGGGTGGTGAGAGACCCGACACTACGCTCTCAAGAGCACCTTAACTGACTTAGGAGTCTCTCAATGGCAATTGGTAACCTTGGCGCCGCCCCCGGCGCGCAGCCCGCGGCCGGCCCGACCGGCGCACCCATCTGGCTGGATACTGGCCCCGCGGCCGGCTCCGCCCCCGTCGGTCAGGCCGGTAACCCGGCACCGTACGGGAGCGTCACCTATTTTAATTCCAGCTACGAGTCGCTGATGGCGGCGGTCTCGGCCGGCAAGATCTCGCTGAACCAGCTCTACGCGGTCGCGGGACTGGGCGGCATAGGCAACGCGAACGGTAACCCGACCCTGATGCAGGCGATCAGCCAGGGGGTACCGCAGAACGCGACGAACGGTATCGGGGTGGTCTCGGGTCCCGGTATCGGCGCCTGCTACAACCCCGCCGTCGCTGGCGGCGGGACCCAGATCTCTGGGACCGGCGGGCTCGGTGCCGCGGTCTCGACCGGCTCCGGCAACTCCTCGACCAACTTCGGCGGCTCGCAGCTCGCGGACCCGAAGCAGATGGCGAACGCTACGGCGGTCGCGCTCGCGTCCCCCGCACAATATGGTGGCAACTGAGATGACAGTCTACAAGAACACGGACGGGGTCGTCGTCGGTCAGCCGATGTCACCCTTCTTCGGCGCGCAGAACGGGCAGCAGGGCCCGGGCGCGATCACGGTCCAGCAGCCGACCACCGCACCGACCGCGGGCGGGATGCAGGCGACCGGTGTCCAGATGTCTATGCTAGAGCAGTGCTCGCGCGGGATCATCCCACGGAACGCGAACCTTGCAACCGTCGCCGGTCAGGCGGTTAGCGCGGGCGTAAGCCAGTCGCAGGGCGACGGGCTATCAATTGACGAAGCCTTCGCTTGCGGTAACGGGGCTGAGGTATGCCTCGGCGCGCCGGTAGCACCGAACGCTGGAAACACCAGCGTAGTGACGCTCTCGACCTTGAGCCAACAGGCGTTCGTTGATGGTATAGCGGGCGTTGGGGACGCGCTCTCCACGGGCCCCGCCGCGACCAACGTTGAGTCGGTAGTCAGCGCCCCGATGGCGCACACGACCACGACCGCGAACGTGACGCTGCTTGCAGGAGTATACGCAGGATGACCATCTACGGCACACCGGGCTCAACACCCATCAACCAGGCCGGCGGATTCCAGGGCACCACCCCCGGCAACATTACGGCGGGCGCGACGATAATTCCAGTTAACGTCGGTGTTGGATTATTTCCACCCGGGGCGGATAATAGGAGCGGTGACACCATCATGGCCTCAGTCTCCCGGGCCACCTGCCCGGCGAACGTCGACATCACTAACGCCGGAACCCGCGACTCGCGGCCCGGCCGTACCGTGCACGAGAGCATGCCCGACGCGAACGCGACCGGGACCGGGGCCGCGGTAGCTACCGTCTTCGGCGGCTCCTTAAACATGGGCCCGGCCGGCGGCGCGGGACCTGGCGCTGGCGGATTCAACCAGACCAACGCACCCAGCTCGGGCGTCGCGCACATACTGCCCGCGAACGCGGACGTCAAGGTGCCGGCGATAGCTACCCCAGCGCAGTATCAAGGGTAACCTATGACGAATCTACTCCCGTACTCCACGATCCAGAACACTGCCGGTGAGGGCGCTGGCGCCCCCGGCGACGCGCCGACCCCGGGCACCGCCGGTACCCTGATGACAGGGAACCCGCAGTCGAGCCAGTACACGCCGAACGGCAACTACCAGCCACAGAACCAGAACGCTGTCCAGCAGCTCACCGGTACCCAGATATCTGCGGGCAACATCAACACCAACTCGGTCCCGACGAACGCGCTTACAGCTCCCGGTACCGACTCGCTGATGGCACAGATGTCGCGCGGGCAGGTAATCATGGCCGACTCGACCTATGGACAGAGCGGGTTCATCCCGCAGAACGGCGGCGCGAGCCCGCAGGTTCCGTCGCCGGCCGCCAACTTATCGCAGTCGGTGACGGCGCGCGTAGCGAACGTGCTCACGTACCCGGCCCCGTCCGCGACGAGCTTCACAGGAAACTAAGGTGCCGGTAGTCGGCCAGACCAACGCGCAAGCGTACGGGACAGGGCCCGGCTTCACGGCCCCGCCGATAACGACCCCGTCCTACCTCGGCGCCCAGCGCCAGCCTAGCCCGGTCGGCCAGAATTTAAATTATAATCCGAACGTGTTCGCTCCGGCGGGTGTCCTAGGCGACAAGTGGGGCGCGAACGGCGGCGACCAGGTCGCGGCGGGCGGGGGCGCGACGGACCAGACAGGGTACCTAAAGCCGGTAGCGATCACGCCAGCCTCCGCGGAGACGGCGACGAACTTTCTAGATTCGCTACCGCTCGCTACCACGAACGTCCCGAGCGCTGCCACCAGGCTCGGGAGACTGAACAGCGACGCGCTCCCCGGTCAGACGAACGACCCACTATCGAGCGTTGGCAACAACGCAGGTTAAATTTTTCATGTACGCCGACGGCGTACTGCTTATCCGTCAAATGACGGCGACGATGTTTATCGAGGAAATTTCATGACAGCATTAGGCGTCTTCCGAGACGATTTTTATAACGCGGTCTCTGCGCTGGCGCAGACGCAATACAACGCGACTACGCTCGCTACGGCATCTATCCTGCCAGCGTCGCTGCTCGCGGGCGCGGGTGATGTGTACCTTGTCGCCAGCGGATCCGCTACGGCTGTGGCTTACACGACCGACTCAGCGATCAACATCATCGCGCAGATTCAGATCGCGGTAGCGAACGCGTACAAGCAGGGTCTTGGTTCATTTGCGGCTGGCGTCAACCCGCCCCCTGGCGTACCGAACCTGTTCAACGTATCCTACACGCTGACGATAGACAATCAGAACACCGCCGCGGGCGCGATCACGCTCACTGGCGGGACTGGCGTTACGTTGGTCGGCACCAACTCCGGCACCATAGCAATCGGTTCGGCGCGCGTGTACGACGTTACCATCACGTCACCAACAACCGTTACGATGCAGAGCATCTACGGGTTCGCTGCGACGGCGTCTTAATTTTCGATTCAACCAAAGGAATATTTCACATGGCAAGCAAAGTAAACAGCAGGAACGGCGACAAGGCCAACGAGAGCGGCGAAGCGTACCTCAAGGGCCGCAAGGCCGGGGTCGAGGGAACCTACGGAAAGTCTCGGTCCGGTAACCTGGCCCAAGAGACCAACGTCGCGGATGTGATGGATCAGAGCGACTCTGGCTCACTGCAGACCGACCTGACCAGCTCAGCGAAGTCTCTCTACAGCCAGGCCGTGAAGAACACGGGCGACAAGCTGGGCGACAAAGCTCTCACCGAGCGGTAAGTGCCAAGCAAATCGCCAGCGCAAGCGAAGCTGATGCGCGCCGCCGCCCATGGCTGGAAGAAGCCAGGTGGCGGCGGCCCGTCGGTCGCCGTTGGTAAAGAGTTTATGCACGCCGACGAGCGTGCGAAGAAAGGCGCCCGCTCGAAAGAGCAGCGCGCCGACCGTAAGAGTGCGATGAACGACTGGGCTGAGGGGAAGTAAGTGGCGGGCATATTCAAAGAAAAGAACAGTGAGGGCCGCAGCTTCAAGCACGTCGAGGGCAAGCGCTCCGGCGACGGTGGCAGCGGCACCGAGACCAAGAAGGTCGCGAAGCGCGCCCACAAGGGCGGGCAGCGGCCGGGGACCAGCACACCGGACAGGCAGGCGCCGCACAAGCAGCGCGCGAAGAAAGAGCTGAAGCACACCGACCAGGGAGACATCCTGAACGACTGGTGTGCCGGCAAACGAAAGGACTACAAAAATGGCTGTTGATACAACTTTCCAGCCGAAGACCCCCACCTACGCGGTGGACGGCTCGGGCGCGGTCACCATCGACGGCCGACAGGACGGCGTCAGCTCGTGGCGCATACGCTCTGTTGTGGCCACCCCGGTAGCCGGATCGTCCGCTTATATCAAGTGGGCGCCACCGCCACCCTCGGCCGCACCGTCCGCGGCTGTCGCACCGACACTAGGAAATCCTATACCTAACGAGATCGGAGTTAACTGTGGGCAGACCGTGTACCTTGAAGGTATCGGTGCGTGGCTACAGTTCATCGGTACCAGCGGTTTCGTAATCGGTACCAACTCGTTTGAAGTGACAGGCGGACAGGGAGGTTGTGGTGGCTAATATTGCACCTATGCTGGGCGCCATCATGGGCATCAGCAAGACCCCGAAAGGGGAAGACAAGAAGCGGGCGGCGAAACCGAAGACCTACGGCATCAAGGGACGCTCCGGGAAAACCCACCGCGTAACTAAGGGAGAGGGCTCGGTAACTGAGCCGCTCCAGCAGCACGGCGAGCTGGCCTCCAACAAGGAGCCGGTACAGGTCCCGACCGACAACAAGATGATCCGCGAGAACGCAAAGAGCTCGATGCGTCACATCACCGACCAGTGGGTCTCGGGGCACGTCACCACGAAGGAGCTGCACGCCGTTCACCAGCGCGCGAAGCATGTCCTCTCTGGCAAGCGACCGCACGAGTTTAAGGGCCCGAGCGGCGAACGCAAGATGAAGTTCAAATGATCATCGTTACCCAGATCCGTCTCGGAATGTGCTACTGCGGTATCCGTATGGATCGCTCCTGGCGATGAGCTACTTTCTTTTTGGCTTCATCTGCGGGGCGGTCTTCGTGATCGCTTACGCGAAAGCCTTCAGTACTTAAGCTATGCCACAGATAGGTAACAGGTACCTCCAGGGTACCCCTATACTACCCTACGCCAACGTCAAGGCGTACCCGAACACTGATATTTTCTTCGACCTGCAGTTCGTGGACCACACGAACACGCCGGTCATCCCGACAGCGATATCGCTAGAGATCGACGATATTTCTAGCGCCACCGTGACGATGGCGAGCACCCCCGTGACGCTGAACCCGGCCGGTGCGATAGGCACCGCGTCGGTACCGTTCACGTACCCGGCCTTCGCGGCGACTATGTATATGCAGGTGCTCGCCTCCGCGTGGCAGATGACGTTCCCGTACGTCGGCTCGCAGCTGTGCCAGGTCGGGATGCAGTTCACGGCCATAGATACCGTTACGGGGCAGCCCTTCACATCGACATCGATAATCGCGATCATTGAGCTGTGCGCGCTCGCGACAGTGAGCGGATTCGCGTACTGATTTTTCCGCTTTCGTCTAAGGCAGGATCCGGCATTGTATGCCGGGGGTGTGGTGTGCTCCCACAGGCGGATTTTTAATTTTTCTTTTTCGTTATGTGAGGTAACGGATATGGCGATTGAATTTCGACAGAGGCTGATGAATGATCTTGTGGCGGTGGCGCTCCTAGATAAGGCTGAGGGCATGATCAAGCTCCCGGACTGGCAGAGAGTTCTGCGTGGGGAGGTTGTCGCCGTCGGGCCGGGCCGGATGTTACCGCTCGGCGAGCGAGCTCCAATGGAGTGCCGCGTCGGAGATCTAGTCTCCTTCGCTGCCACCGCGGGGATGGACAGTTCCTATGGGATAGGAAAAAATATACGTTTGATGCGAGACACTGACGTCGACGCCGTGGTGATGACGTGAGTATAACGCGTAAAGAGCGAAACGCGCGCTGGGCCGCAGCGAATCCCGAAAAGAAAAAGTTATATAACAGTCAATACGCGAAAGCGCACCGACCTCGTATGAACGAGATCAACAAGCTGTCAAGATGGCGTAGAGAGGGTATAGAGTTCCCTACACGCGCGAAACCGGCAGTCTGTGACATTTGTAATCGCAAGCCTAGTAAGCGCGGTCTGTTTTTAGATCACTGTCATCTGACCGGAATGTTTCGTGGGTGGTTATGCGATTCGTGTAATCGCGCCATCGGACTTCTGCATGACAGTTCAGATACCTGCATCTCGGCCGCGCGATACTTACGTTCATGGGAGCTGAAATGATTTTAACGCCCGAATTGGAAGAAGTTGGACGACGCGTCCGCGTGCTACGGGATAGAGTTTTAATTAAACCACTTCCGTACGTGCACCCCACGTTACTGACACCAGGCATAGAAATATGCAAGGGTGTCGTAATTGCGGTAGGCTACGGCCGACGCCAACGTCGCAAAGTTGCGTTTAAGCAGGAGATCAGCGACGGCCCGCCCGTGCTCGGCCCCGGCGGCAAGGTTATGCAGTTCGCGAAGTCAAAGCTTTCCGGCAAGACGCTGTGGTTCGAGGACGGCCCGGAAACTGGCGCGATAATTCCAATGCAGATAAAGCCTGGCGACGTTGTCGAATACGGATTTAGAAACTTAACGCCGGTTGATTTTGATCGCGTAGGTTTTCCGGGTATTGGAGATTTACTATTCATTTGGCAAAAAGCAGTGTACAGCGTCGACCCGGACGAGTCACTGAACGAGTGCCTGATGTGGCAGCAGAGCGCCGGCTACGACAGGAAAGGAAATTTTATGTCAGGAAGCGAAGACTGGCATAGAGCCTAGAGTATGGGACAGAACGTAGCAGACGCAGACCAGCTAGGAAGTATGGCGAAGGCGGGCACGCCCGGCGCCCCCAAGACTGCGTGGGGCAAGTGGCCCAAGATAAAGCCGGAGACGGTCGCCCCCCTGCGCGACAGCATGCCGGACTTTTACAATCACCAGCCGACGCGGTTCGTTTCGAAAGATGAGGCGAAGGCGCGCGGCTGGAAACATTTTTGGACCGGAGAGATTTGTGTCACAGGGCACCGCGCCGCTCGCTACCTCAGGAACCCCAGCATCTGCGTGGACTGTCACCGGATCGAGCAGGGCAAGCTCCCGGTCTACGGTAAGGGTGTACCAGAGCTAGAGCGCCAGCGTGTTCGCAAGTACACGCAGAAGAATACGACCGCCGCGGGCCCGACGCAGCCGAACGCTGCAGAGAAGCTGTTCCTCACAAAGTATGCTGAGCTGAAGGATTTTGGGTACGCCGCCGACGCGTGCGGGCGGACAGAGTCAGAGTTTTTAGCGATCTTAAGCTGGAACCAAACGTTCCGCGAGTCGGTGAACCGCCTCGAAGAGAGCTTAGGTATCGCTAGAACACAGAAAATCACGGAAGAGTTTGATTGGGATGACGACAAGCGCAAGACCTTCCTCCTCACGTACGCCAACACGGCCGACATGAAGGAGGCGCTGCGCTCGGTACGCGCCACCAACGTCCAGTTTAATAGGGAACTGGTCGACAACCCAGACTTTCAGCGCGATTTTGATGAGGCCGCGCAGCTTGCTCGTAACGTGTTTGATCACGCCGCCTCCTCCAGCGCGATAAAGGGCGATTCGAGGATGCTCGGACGTATCGCATCGAACCTTTTCCCGGAAAAGTTTGGCGAGAACATGAAGGTCGATCTCAACGTTAAGCAAAACCTGACGGCGGCACAGATCAATGCAGAAATTACCCAGCTCATATCAGGATTTAGTCGACAGGGTCTACTCTCCGCTCCCCGAAGAGATGGAGACGATGCTGTCGACGCAGAATATCAGCTCGCTGAGCCCGAACGTGTCGATGAGGCTCCTGACTCTACTGAGACAGAAGAAGAAAACTCAGGAACAGACCCAAATAGTGACCTGGTTTCAGGATCCGACTGACCACCCGGCGCTTAAGGACTGCCCGCTAGGGAGAAAACACTACCCGAAGCAGATGAAGTTCTTCGGGCTAGAGAAAACGTACGACGAGATCGCGCTCTTCGGTGGGAACAGGTGTATTACGCCGTGGACGGTAGTGTCCACGGATCGCGGTGAGCGCCAAGCGAGCGAAGTGATCGTCGCGGAAGCGTGCGGTGTTCGGTCGTGGGGCGATGACTCTCTATGTACCAGGAAATCCTCTGACGGATTTCTGAAGTGCATTGAGTCAGCGTTTCGTGTTCATCTGGACAACGGAGAAGTTTTTGAAGCGACCCGTAAGCACCGGGTATTGACGCCCGTGGGCTGGCTTTCGCTCGACCAGTTAGCGTCGCACGCAAATGTTCGGCATTGGTCGCGTATAGATTCAGGTTGGTCGGCCAGTTATGCCGGGGATGGCCGTCAACGTGATCTACGACCTCTTTGCGGGCTAGATACCGGCCGAGAACTACTTCCGAAACCAGACGATGCTCCCAGACAACGCCGATATGATTCACTCCCGGATGCAGCGGCATCCAGATTTGAACGTAGCCGTGTTTATCGAATCTTCGACCGCCCAGCCAATTTGGATGGGCCGGCCCGGCTTGGGGGCCTGAACGGCACGTCGCAATGGGAATGCCCATCTCTACCGCCCAGCGCCTTACCGAAGTTTCCGGCAGCTGAAGTTGGCGGCAGATCTCTTGAATATAGAACCCGTTGCGTAGAAGCGTGGCAGTTTGCTGTTTTGCAGACGCTACTTCCGACAGGTTCATCCGATGTCTGGTTGCCATATAACCCTATACGTTTGATTGGTGGTAATAGCATTCTAGCATTCGAGGCTATAGGCGCGCAACCGATAGTCGATTTTACAGTTGAAGGTACGCACAGCTACGTCGCGGCGGGAGCTGTTCACCACAATACGGGTAAGACGCACTGCGGGTGCTTCGCGGACGTTCTGCACCTCACCGGGCTCTACCCTGACTGGTGGCCGGGCCGCAGGTTCACGCACCCCATCGATATGTGGGTAGCGACAGACACCGCGAAGAACACTCGCGACATTTTGCAAGAAAAATTCTGCGGGAAGCCGGGCCAGGAGCAGGCTTACGGTACCGGGATGATCCCGGGCGACCTTTTAGTGCGACGGACCGTAAAGCACGGTCTCGCGGACGCGTTCGAGTCAGTTTTCGTGCGCCACGTGAGCGGCGGGATCTCGACACTGCAATTTAAGTCGTACGATCAGGGCCGAGAAGCGTTCCAGGGAACGCGCCAGCACAGAATACACTTGGACGAAGAGCCCAAGCTCGAAATCTACACAGAGTGCCTACTCAGATTGCTGAGCACGGTTCCAGGGGAGTCTAACGGCACGCTGGTGCTGACCGAGACCCCGATGCTCGGAGTTTCGGACCTGATGATTACCTTTTTGCCTGACCTATCTCCAGAGCCTGACTCTGTGCCGGCGTCGGTGTGGGAGACTGGTGAAGAGGAGGTTGTTGTCGATGAGTGAGGTAGGGAAGTGTCAAGAGCGTGCATTTTTTTAGATATGGACGATGTCGCCCACTTGGGTGAGAAAGAGAAGAGGCAGATCCTCGCGGGCGTACCCGCGTGGCAGCTGCAGGCCCGTAAGTCTGGTATCCCCGGGCACGGGACCGGCGCGATCTACCCGATCCCCGAGGATGTCATGCTGATCGAGCCGTTCGATATCCCGGCCCACTGGCCGCGCTCGTACGGTATGGACCCGGGCTGGAACTGCACCGCGGTGATCTGGTTCGCGTGGGATATAGACAACGGCTTCAAGGACGCGAGCGGGCAGCAGCGATACCCCGCGGTGGCGTACGACGAATACTACAGAGGCCAGGCTGACCCGGCGGTGCACGCTGCAGCCATCATGCGCCGCGGTCGCTGGATCCCGGGCGTAATCGACCCCGCTGCGCAGAAGGCGCGCGGGCCCGACGGCGAGCTACTGATCGACGCCTACTGCCGTCTCGGGCTCAAGGTCAGCAAGGCCGACAACACTGTCGTGTCCGGCCTCATCCAGACCTGGGACATGCTCTCGACGCAGCAGCTACGGATCTTCGACACGCTGACGAACTGGCGGAAAGAGGTTCGCCTGTACCGGCGCGACGAGAAGGGGAACATCCTGAAAAAGAATGACCACCTTATGGACGCGACCCGCTACAACGTGATGAGCGGGTTCGATGTGGCGAAGGCGCCCCCAGAGAGTGATGGCGGGGTCCCCTGGTTCTCGTGGAGCCCTGAGATGGCGACACACGGAGCCGTATGGAGCGGGTAGAACCTATAC